ACCCGTTGCTCACATAGGTCATATCCTCCACCGTATTAAGGAATGGGACAAGCACCGCCTTTTCCTCGCCAATCTCCGCTATCAGCCGTATCTGGGAAAGCCCCACATACTGGCTGTACGAGGTCAGATCAAGAACAATGCAGTCACAGGAAAACGGTTCATCCGGCTCCAAGGCAAGCATCTCCTCCGATGCCTCCGTGAAGGTGCCGGAGATGATTTCCTCCGTCCTGTCCTCATCCGCATATATCCTGACTTCCTTTGTGACCTGACTATCAGGGGAGATATCGTTTTCCAGTTCTATTCGGTAAATCTTAAGAAGCTGTCCGAATACCCAAGTAAACGTGGCAGTCCCCGTAATTTCCCCTGATACCCAGCGTGTGGAAGAATCCCCATCCAGTGCCATATATGGCTCATGGGGAGTTTCCCCGGTATCCTCCGTGGAAGTGGCACTTACCATGCCCCATGTGTCCTCCGCTTCAAAAACGGGCTGCTGCCATTTCTTCCACGTATATTTTGTTTCATCCACTAGCACAGTACCACCTCCTGACTTTCCACCCGTTCAAACGGTGTGGTGTCCACGGACAGATGCTGAAGCTGTCCGCTGTTGATTTCTTCCTCTGCAGATACATAGACATACTCGCTGACCATACAGAAAGCACCGTTTTCATCCGTATCCACAACAGTTTTGTCATAATTCGGTGGGAAGTCCTCATCCATTGTGAAGGTCTTGATTACCTCGACAGCCGTCACTCTCTCATTCAGCCTGTCATACCCAAACTCAGCAACAGAGATGGACACTCTGCCAAACTGCTGCGTAATACGTGGCAATGGCATTCTTGGGAATGTTACCACGGTGCTGCCCGTAAATGCGTCCACCATCATGGTCTGCTCCACAATGGAAACATCCGTGATAACCTCGGAAATGCTGATGCGTCCGTTCCAGTCTCCGATTCCGGCTACAAGTCCCTGACCGCTTATGGTAGCCTTTATCTGCGATTCCCCAATCGTAAGGCTTCCTCCACTCAGTTTGAAGAACACCGAAAGGGTATTCTCGCTGTTTTCAATGACCTGCGTAATGGGAAGGAAAAGCGTGAGGATGTGCTTTCCGTTGATGCAGGTCTTTTTCGGATAAAAAGTCTTCACTTCCTCATCATTCATTTTGTAAATGACGGTCAGTTCGCTCTCCCCCATGTCCTCAAACGTAAAATCCACATTTTTTACAATGGTCTCCCCGGCTTCATCCACATCCGGCACCGTTCCCTTTATGGTTCTTGTGACCGTGTCATTCTTTACTTCAAAGAGAACCTCCGCCAAAAAGGTGGCCGTTGTCTCCTCTTTGGAAGTAAATGTTATCGCCATGATTTCCGTTGCCGTGTTCCCGATGGTAAATGCCGTGGCATTCGTAAAGTTATAGACCACGATTTTCCCGGCTTCCACCTGATTTAAAAGTCCCGTGATGTTCTTGTCCGTCTTGCTCTTGGCTTCTGCAAGCCTCGGATTTTTCCCCACGCACTTTAAGGAGTGCTTCCCATTGATTTTATAGGTAATACTCGTAATGGCAGACACCTTGGTATCGTCCGCATGACCGCCGGAAAACCGCAGCACATCCATCGGATCGAATGCAGGATTTCCAATGGTATTGGAATCAAATGGCACATAATTTACCACCGCTATGCTGTTCAGAATGTTAGTGATAAGCCTTGCCCTCGTAGTTTTTAGTCCAAACTGCAAAAGAGGGTTGACACCAAGATTAAGTGTCAGCCCGTCATCCGTATCCAGAGAATAATATTCCGATTCCTCCGTAATCATATTGGTGGAATATACACCCGTGTACCTTGTGACAAAATCGGAGTAGGTGCTGTCATATCGGTGTCTGCTCTTTACCTCTGCCACCGGGGTAATCCCGTATTTTATGATTTCCAGTTTTCCTTCCCGGTTTATCTGGCAGACTGCACCAAGCACCTGAGCCACATAATAGATAAGGTCACGGTAGCTTTCCATGTCATTATCAGAGTAGATGCCGAGGGTTTCCTTTCCGTTTGGCATGGCTTCGATTTCTGCCTTCGTCTGTGCCAGTTCCACACCACACTCCGAACACGCCATCACAAGGAAACTGTATGCCGTGCCACTTGAGGAATTCAGTTTCAGGCTTTTGCCAAAGCGTAGCATATAGTCGTATGCCTTAATTTCCAAACAGCGGACACTCCTGTTTGCCTCGCTGACCTCGAACACTCCCATTGGTACGGTTTCTTCATCTCCGTCCGAATACTGAAGATGGAAAAATATCCGTATCTGTGCATCCTCCAGAGTATAGCGGTCGATTTCAGAAAAAAGCGTGATGCCAAGTTCTGCAGCATACACCGTCCCCAGTTCTATCTCCGTACTTCCGCAGCATTGCCTTGTGATATAGCCGGAGCCTTTGAGGATATCCTTGTTTTCAAAGGTGTACTCCCTCTTGTTCTTGGTGACGATGGTTCCTGTCCAGTAATATCTTCTTGTGTTTTTCTCTATTTCCTCCATGAATGCTTCCGAAACAGGATACACGCTTACCACCTCCTAAAATTCATACAGGGTAAATGATACCGACCATAATCCCTTGTATGAGGTATCCTTATAGAGCGCCGCCTTAAAGCCCTTGATATACATTTCCGTTTCCTTCAGTTCCAAATCCTCCGTGTCAAAATATTCTACCGCCAGTTTGTCCTTCTTGGAAAAAGCCGTCAGTTTCTTAAGCCACGCCGGACTCACGCTGAAGGAAACTGCTATGGTAACCACCCCCCGTCCTTACCACATCCCTCTGGGTGGTTCCTGCCTCCGTCTCCCCTCCCGTGTCCGCCTCCACGTCACTTAATGACAAATCGTAGGAATCCGGCAGGGGAAGGGGAGTCCCACTGATTTTCAGATAATCCGTAAAAGCCATTTATCTTCCCCCGCTTCTTAAATTTGCCCTCTGCTGGGCATTGATGATTACTTCGTCAAGCATCGTGCCTCCAAGGTAAACCGGGATGACAATATCCCCTCTGTCCCCGGACATCTGACTAATGGCATCCGTGATGGCAGTCGTAAGCCCGGAAAGGCTCGCACTCTGTCCTGCTGCCATTTGGGAAGTTGAACCTGTCATTTCTGCCGACACATTCGGATTGATGACCATATCTCCTGCGACACCTTCCACCGCATCTGCCACCAGTCCCTTGCTCTTTTCGATACCCTTTGCCAGCCCCTCCATGAAGTCCGGCATCCAAGATTCGTAGTCGGTCAGCGGTCCTTCATCCGGCACGGAGAAGTGGAGGAAGGACTTAATCTTATCCGCCACATCTTTTGCAGCGTCCCCGACCTTGCTTATGCAGGACTTGATTCCGTCCACGATTCCCATAATCAGGTCTTTGCCCCAAGTAACTGCCTGTGAAGCAAGCCCCGTAATATGCTCCTTTACCTTGGAGAATCCGTCCTTTACCGCACTAAGAACCTTTGACATGGCTGTCTTAATGGCACTAATGATATTGGTAAATACCGTGGATACCGCTGTCTTAATTCCGTTTAACACCGTGCTGACCGTTGTTTTTACGGTATTCCATACCGTGGTAATGACTGTCTTTATCGCATTCATTACCGTTGTCACTACGGTTTTGATGGCATTCCACACGGTTGTGATGACCGTCTGGATGGCATTGACCACCGTTGTGATCACGGTTTTGATGGCATTCCATATCGTGGTAAACACGGTCTTAATGGCATTCAGCACCGTGGTGATTACCGTCTTGATGGTATTCCATGCCGTAGTAAGGAAAGTCTGAATCGCACCGACCAGCGTTGTGATTACAGTCTTGATTCCATTCCATACCGTTGTCACAATCGTCTTTATGGCATTAAAGACCGTGGTAATGATGGTCTTATACACATTGAAATAGGTCGTGACAATCGTCTTTATGACTTCCAGCACCGTGGAGAATATGGTCTTTATGCCCTCCCACAAAGTGGAGAAGAACGAGGATATTGCTCCCCACACCGTTTCTGCCACGGACTTGATGCCATTCCACACACTCGTGAAAAATTCCTTGATGGCATTCCATACCGCCACAGCCACTTCCTTGATATTGTTCCATAGGTCTATCCAGAACTGCCGGAAGTCCTCATTGGTATTCCAGAGATAAATAAAAGCAGCCACCAGAGCCGTGATAGCTGCAATAATAAGGAATATTGGATTGGCAAGCATTGTGGTATTCAATGCTGCAAACGCACCCTTTACCGTATTGATGACTCCTGCCACCTTCGGCACAACCGTCATGATCGTACCGACAGCGGATATTACCTTGCCGACTATGATCAGCACGGGACCGAGTGCAGCCACCACAAGGGCAACCGTTACAATGACCTTCTTCGTTTCTTCGTCCATGCTGTTCAGCTTATCCACAAACTTCTGTATGAAGCTGACGATGAACTTAATGGCCGGCATCAGCAGTTCCCCGAAGGAAATCGCCAAGCCCTCCAATGCCGACTTTAAGATGGTAAGCTGCCCCTGTAAGTTGTCAAGCTGTGTGTCTGCCATCTGCTGTGCCGCTCCACCGCTGTCGGTAATCGACTGCTGTAAGTCATCCCATGTGTCTCCCGTATTCGCCAGAAGTGCATTCACGGAAGACAGGTCTGTCTTATTAAAAATGGTACTTATAATGTTGGATTTCTCTGCCGAGGTCATACCGTCCATGCTGGTATTCAGGTCTCCCAGAATATCATTCATGCTCCGCATATTTCCCTGTGAGTCGTACACATCCACACCCAACTGCTCCATACAGGCAGCCGCCTTATCCGTTGGATTCTGTAAGGAGAGAATGATGTTTCGAAGATGCGTACCGCCTTCTGCACCCTTGATACCATTATTGGCAAGGATACCAAGTGCGGTATTCAGTTCTGCAGTTCCACCCTTGACGGATTTTGCCGTAGCACCGATGGTAAGGATTCCCTCTCCCAACTGTGCCACAGAGGTGTTGGTGGAGGATGCCGTCTTTGCCATCTGGTCTACCATAGTTCCGGCATCATCCACACCAAGCCCAAGGGCTGACATCGCATCCGTTACCATGTCCGATGCCGATGCAAGGTCAATGTCACCGGCCGCCGCCAAGTTCAGTACGGTCGGCAACGTGTCACACATTTCCTGCGTATCATATCCGGCAAGGGCAAGGTAATTTAATGCCTCGGCACACTCGCTTGCGGAAAAGGCAGTCTCTGAACCCATCTGCTTTGCCAAATCCGACAAAGTGTCCATCGTGTTTACGGATTGCCCGTCCACCGTGGACATGGAGTCCTTGGTAATGCCCATTGTTGCCTGCACCTGTGACATGGATGATTCAAAGTTTGCTGCTGTCGTGACCGCTGCTGTTCCAAGCCCTGTGACCGCTGCTGTTGCCGGAAGCAGTTTCTGTCCGGCAGAGGAGACATTATCCCCGACCGTCTTTAACTTTTCCCCCGTGGCAGAAATCTTCTGCAGAGCCGTGGCAGACTGGTTTGCCTGTGTTTCCAGTTTCTTTAAGTCCTGCTCCGTCTCTATGATTTCACGCTGAAGGGCATCGTACTGCTCCTGTGAAATCTCCCCATTCTCAAGTGCCGTGTTTGCCTGTTCCGCAGCGGTCTTTAAGGTTTCCAGTTTCTCCTTGGTTTCCTTTACCGCATCCGTCAGAAGTTTCTGCTTCTGTGCCAGCAGTTCCGTGTTGCCGGGGTCCAGTTTCAGGAGTTTTTCCACATCTTTTAACTGCTGCTGTGTACTTTTGATTTCAGTATTTACCCCTTTAAGGGCGGTCTGCAGCTTGGTGGTATCGCCACCGATTTCAACCGTAATGCCCTGTATTCTGCTTGCCAAATCGCCCACCTCCTTATTTTCAGGCACAAAAAAAGGAGCCTTTAAGCTCCATGTATAAGAAAAAAGCACCAGCCATTGACTGATGCTCGAATTTTCCATTATGTAATTGTTTAGGTCACAAACCCGAATTTATCGTCCTTTTGTAATGAAGCATTTAGCCAATATAAGTACAACATATCCACACATAATTCCTACAATATTCAAGAGAATATCATCCACATCGAAACTTCCAACCTTTGTAAATAATTGAAA